TTAATTATTTAAGTAACTTTCTAATTTTAGAATGTTTTCTTGTTCATATTTTTTTGTAATATGAATATAGACATCAGCAGTCATTTTCACTGTGGTATGTCCTAATCTGTCACTGACAAATTTTATATCTGCACCACTTTCCAGTAGCATGATTGCATGTGTATGGCGGAGACCATGAGGGGAGATGTGGTGTAGATTACTTTTTTTAGCTATTGAAGTTATAATTTTATTTACTGTACTACTCGTAAGTTCCTCGCCATATAAGCCTATTAACAAGTATTTTTTTTCTTTATAGTCAGATCCTTGCTTTAGCCTATATTCTCTCTGCCAAGTACGATACCTCTTTAAATCAGCAATCAACGTATCATCAATGCTAATAGTACGAATGCTTTTTTGGGTTTTAGGTGGTCTTTCTCCAAAATCATCTCGCGTTTTAGTAATACTAATTGTTTTATGCTCAAAATTAATATCATTCCACGTTAAAGCAATCATTTCACCTTTACGCATCCCAGTACGTAATAGGAGACTTGCAACAATGTAATGATGGATTTTAGCTTTTTTCGCTTCATCCATAAAGGCCGTAACTTGTTCTTTTGTTAAATAATTCGTTTTTGTATGAGCAATATCATTTGCTTTTTGAATAGAAATATTTCGATATTTATTGTGAGTAATCATTTCTAGCTCAACAGCTTTATTAATTGCTGAATTGAACGTGGTATGAATGTTTCTCACAGACTCTTTCGAATATTTTTTAGCTAATTCATTGATAAACTTCTGGTAGTCAAGTCGTGATAGTTCGCTTAATTTATAAAATCCTAGATTAGGAACTAGATGTTTATTTATATGAGTTTCTCTATTTTCTAACGTTCTTGAGCTGCATTTATTACCGTATACACTTAGCCATTCTGAAAGCCATTCTTTTATCAAGAGCTTTTGACCGGTTATAAGAGTATGTCCACCAAAAAACAATTTGGTTTCAACATCTGCAGCAGCAAGTTGAGCTGCTTTCTTTGTTTTGAAACCGCCTTTTGTTTTTTCCTTCTTCTTTTTGGTTGCCGGATCTGTGTATTTAATACGGTATTCCCACTTATCACTTCTTTTTCTAAAACTGGCCATTTATCTTTCACCTCCTTTGATGTTTTTATAAGAAAGATTAAAAAGGTACCTCTTGGCCAACTATATTTCTATAAAGTTCTTCTTCTTCTTCACGCGCTCTTTTTTCTACATCCCAAGATGCTAATAACCGACTTTGAAAAAAAGTGCTTTGATGTCCACAGGCAGTACAAAAGCGTGCATTTCCATCTAAAAGGGTACCACATTCCCATGTGATTTCATTATTATACCATTCACGATTTGCACATTTGTTTATAACATATACACCGCATGCTTTACAGTAATCTCCATTTTCTAGTTGTTCATTATCACATTTCGGGCAAATCTTCGCACGACTATTTTCATCAATATCGTATCCTGAATATATCATTTTATCGTCTCCTTCTCTTTTGATTAATCGGTCTTGTCCACAAATAGGGCAGAAAAGAGCATCTTTAGTTACAAAATAATTAGAACAATTAGTGCAGGTTTTTCCATGCTTATACCTCAAAATAAAACCTTTAAAAATTTCAAATATAAAATGATTTTTTGAATAACTAATTCCTCTTTCCAGACCATTGTTAAAAAAAATAAACACATTAGTTGCTGCTTCAAACGAAATGTTAAATAAGTCAGAGAGAATGTGAGGATTTTCAGGTCTTAATTCATAGACAATTTGTGGAGGGGCCAGTAGATTTCTCGCAAAACAATTAGCTTCCTTTTCAAAAACTTCATATTCTTCCTGGGTTAAGGAATTCCTCGCATATACCGACTTATTGCTCATTTCATTATGCTTCAACATGAAATGACCTAATTCATGGGCAATCGTCCACCGAATTCTGCCCACATTCTCTACAGTGTCGTTGTAGAGAATAACGTACTTATTTGTAGATTTCTTATACCAACAACAACCTTCATCGCTATTTGCAAATTCACATACTTCTTCTAATGTCATATTTCGCTTTTTAGCGAACCAAGAATAGGACTTAATTCTAAGGTTCGAGAAATGATTAGAAAGTTTCTTTACTTTTACAGGTAGTTCTTGCACATTATTTATTTTCAGCAATTGAAAAGCAGCTTGCTCAGCTTTTCTAAAGTTAGGTGTTTTAGATATCATCATCATCGTCATCGTCATCGTCAAAAGCTTCATCAAAAGTAAGTTTGATAATATCTAGCATTTTCTTACGATCCTTATTGTTCATTTTTCTTGCAGCTCTTTGAATTTCACGTATATCATCATCTATCTCAACATTGGAAACCGGATCATCAGTTATACCCAACAGATAATCTGTTGTTACCCCAAATGTCTCAGCTAATTCAACTAATACATTACCTGGAGGTATAACCCTTCCAGCTTCGTAATTGGCTATATTTGTACGTTTCATTCCTAATATTGTTGCTAGTCCATCTTGTGACAATTTTGCTTGAACTCTACAAGATCGTATACGTTCTCCCAGTAATTTTTTCTCTTCTAAATTCATTATGTAAATCCCCTTAAAAAAATTTCAATTAAAATGACGTTTTTAAGGTTGACGTGCTTTATATTGACATGGTACTATGAAGGTGTCAATTAAAAGCACAAAAGGAAAGGAGTTGAAATTATGTCTGATGTTTCTATCCGTAGACAACAATTTCGAAAATATCGTCAACAGTTCCAAGTTTCTCAACGTCGTCTTTCAATTGATTTAAATGTTAGTGAAAGCCACATTCGTAATATTGAAAGTGGAAGAGGCAATCCAGATGCCACACTTCTTTTCAAACTGGCTAAGTATTTTGAAACAACAGCTGAAGATCTCTTCCCAGATCTAGCAGAAGTTGAAGTAAATCGTTCTTAATTACTTATGTCATTATTATAAACCGTCATTTAAAATAACGCAATATAAAATAGTGTATTTCACTTCAAAAAAATATCATTTTTTCAAAAATGTAACATATTAGGAGGGGTTAATTTGGATTTGAAAGTTATAAACAAAAACGGTCAACTTTTAACAGATAGTAGAGAAGTAGCTGAAATGGTCGGTAAAGAACATGGGCATTTATTAAGAGATATCAGAGGCTATTTTAAAGTGTTAAAGATTAATCCAAAATTGGATGTATCTAATTTCTTTGTAGAAGCGTCTTACAAAGATAGCGTGAATCGTTCGAAACCTTGTTTTTATCTAACTAAAAAAGGTTGCGAGTTAGTAGCAAACAAAATGACTGGTGAAAAGGGCGTTATTTTTACGGCTATGTATGTAACAAAGTTTGCAGAGATGGAACAACAACTAATCAACCTTAATGAACCATCGTACATGATTGATGATCCAATCCAACGTGCTGAAAGATGGATTATTGAACAGAAAGAAAAACAACAATTGAAACTTCAAAACGCTCAGAAAGAACAAATTATTAATGAGTTACAGCCGAAAGCCACTTATTATGATTTAGTATTGCAAAACAAATCACTATTATCCGTAAGCAAAATCGCAAAAGATTATGGAATGAGTGCAAGAACTTTTAATAAACTTCTCCATGAATTAGGAGTCCAATTTAAACAGGGAGATTGCTGGCTTTTATATCAACGGTACGCTGATAAAGGTTATACGCAAAGTAAGACACATACAATTGATTCAGAAAAAAGTAAGATGCATACTTATTGGACTCAAAAAGGGCGACTGTTCATTTATGAATTATTAAAAAGTCGAAAAGGTATCTTGCCAATTATGGAACGTGAAAACCAACAAGTTGGATGAAAGGAGAAGGTATAGGTGCAGCCAACTGTTCAAGTTATCATCGACAACAGCTATTTAGAAAAAGAAGTTGAACGCCAAGTGAATGAACGCTTAATTGATATGGGGATTGGTACCTGGTGGGATATGAAAAGACTTCAATATGAAACAAGTCGTTCATATGACTGGCTGATGGAGTATGTAATATACGATCCAAGAGTCAGAAATTTCTCTAAGCAAAAGAACGGTAGATGGTTATTTAAAGCTAAAGATATGAAAGAGTTTTTAAATAAATATTTTGATGAATTGTGAGGAGGGAGTTAGTCAATATGAATAACATGGGTGCATTAGAGCTTTCTAATTTCTTTATAAAAGTTGAAATGAATATGGTTCTTGGTGGTCGTTCTAAAATCGCTGAATTCGCGAGAAAACAGCATGAGCGATATTGGAATCTTTACCTTAAAGGAGGTGGTAAAGTGACTGAAGTTGAAAATCCGATGATTTTAAAAAATGGATATGGTATTGCAGATCCGCAAGAGAAAGAGCCTGAAGTTGTATCTATATGTGATGGTTGCAATCACAACATTGTGGAAGGTCAAGGAATGCTTGACTGGGGTACCGTTCATCTTCACGATGATTCGATTTGCATAGCAAAGTATGTAAGAAGAGATTCAATTAGAAAAATAGCAGGTGAACAATAAAAAAGCCCACTTTGCGAGAGTGGACAAAACGTAAACAACAACTTATTTTTACCATACTTAGGAAAATAATTCAATAGAGAAGGGATGTTCTATACATGAACCAACTTCAACAAATGGAAATTCTAGAGGTTGAAAATACTGAACAGTCTGAAAGAGAATCTTTTCAGGTTACTGATATAGAAAGTTTAAACTGGGTTTTCCGTAAATTAGCTGCTTTATCAGCGAAAGAAAAAGAAGTTAAGCAATTAGCTGATGTAGAACGTGCAAGAATCAATGACTGGGAGGATCGTGAATTGATTGCTCTCCACAGTGATAAAAATTACTTTGAAAGTCTTGTCTCAGCTTATCATGCTAAGCAATTAGAAGAAAATCCAAAGGCTAAAACCATTTCTACACCTTACGGTAAATCAAAAAGTCGTGCTACAAAAGAGCAACCTAAAGCAGTTGATAAGGAGAAGCTCTTGCAGCATGTGAAAGAAACGGGCATGACTGAATTCATCAAAGAAGAAGTGAAATGGGGCGACCTGAAGAAGGTTCTCCACATTCATGAAGTAGATGGACAGCCAGTAGTAATCGATGAAAACGGAACAATTGTAGAAGGCGTAGAAATTGAGCCTGCAAGCTTAAGCTTCAAAGTGGAGGTGTAAGTCATGTTTGAAGTTAAAAAGGCGCAGCGAGAAAAAATGAAAGCTGTCGTAGGGTTTATTGGTCCCAGTGGAGCTGGTAAAACAGCAGGGGCCCTTCTTACAGCTTATGGGCTAATAAGTGAAGCTTATCCTAATGCCAATGAAGAACAGATTTGGGACAAAATTGGAGTAATTGATACTGAACATGAACGTGCAAAGCTATATGCAAATTTAGACTTTGATGGGACAAGGATTGGTCAGTTTCTCCACATAAATTTTGAACCACCCTATACAACTGAACGTTATGAACTAGCTGTACAAGCCATGAAAAAGGCTGGGGCTGAAGTCATTATTGTGGACAGCCTCTCACACAATTGGCAAGGAGAGGGAGGAATTGTGGAAAAGCACGGGCAAATGTCCGGTAACTCTTTTCAAAACTGGGGCAAGCTTGCACCGGAAACTACTCAGTTAATCAAAACGTTAACTAGGAACAATGTTCATATCTTTGCTACTTTACGAACTAAGCAAGAATATGTGGTTGAGCCTGATAGTAATGGCAAAATGGCTCCACGTAAAGTTGGTACTAAGCCAGTACAAAAAGATGAAATGGAATATGAATTCATGCTTAACTTCAGCATTGGTAGTGATCACGTAGCTGATACATCTAAAGATAACACCCGGATGTTTGAAGGGAATCCATCAAAATTAAATCCGGATGTAGGTCGCAAGCTGTATAAGTGGCTTGAATTAGGAATAGATGTACAAGCAGAAGAGATTCAGGAAAGAGAAAACTTAATTAACGAAATTAAGAAAATTGTTGATATAAGTAAGGAAGCAGCTAAAATGCTTTCAGAAATAGAATTCAAGTCTAATCAAAGACTTGATGAATTTAATTTGAAGTATGCAAAAGCAGCATTTGATAGATTAAAAGTTTTTAAAACTAAGGAGGAAAAATAATGTTTAAAGTAGATCACAGTCAAGCAAATGAATTCGTAGTAGTGGAACCAGGTGAATATGAGGTAACAGTTATTAATTATGAATTGAAAAAAGCAGAATCAGGTAACAATCGCGTAGTTGTAGATTATGAAATTCGTTCTGATGTAGACCAAGCTTTCCAAGGTCAAAAGCTTTTATATGATAACTTCACTGTTACGGAAAAATCAATGTGGAGATTCCAAGCAGCTTCAAAAGCAGCACAGTTCCCAGATGGTATGCAATTTAATTCTTATAAAGAATGGGCAGATGCATTCGTTAATAAGTCTCTTCGTGTAATTGTTGGTGAACGTGAGTATAACGGCAAAAAATATCCAGAGGTAAAAGGTTTTAAAGTATCGAAAGTAAATCCTCCAGATACAAGTATTACAATCTCAGATGATGATGTTCCATTTTAAAAAGTATAAAAGTAGATTCAATGAATAGGAGGGAGCTATGATGGCTCCCTTTTCAAAAGGGAGTAATTATAAATGACACATCAATTTCACAACATACCACCAGAATTAAGAGCCACTCCTCATTGGATTCTATGGCGTTCAGAAAAGCGTGATGGCAAGCCAACAAAAGTTCCATATCAAATTAATGGAGAGATGGCTCAATCAAATAATAAGCGTACCTGGTCAACCTTTCCTACAATTATCAAGTTTTATGAGAAAGGTGAATATGACGGTATAGGCTTTATGTTTTCAAAAGATGATTCTTTTGTAGGTGTAGATATTGATCACTGTGTAAGTGAGGGAGCTCTTACAGATTTAGCTGAAGATGTAATTGAAACGATTCAAAGCTATACCGAATATTCTCCAAGTGGGGAAGGTATCCACATTATTGCAAAAGGAAAGTTGCCATTAAAAGGACCTGGCACAGGGAGAAAAAATCCTTCTATCGGTTTAGAGGTTTATAGGCACGGCAGGTATTTCACCTTTACCGGAAATAGTTTAGGAAAAACACCTGTTGAAGAACGGACAGAAGAATTTAAAACCTTATTTGATAAATACCTGAAAGAAAAGCCTAAGCCGGAAGCAAAAGCCAGTACAAGAGAGTTTGTGAAAGAGGATATTGGTAGCCTCTCCAATTCAGAAATATGGGAGAGAATGTTCAATAGTAAAAGTGGCAGCAATATAAAAGACCTTTTTCAAGGGATTTTGATTAATGGTGACCATTCTTCTACAGACATGGCATTATGCAATTATTTAGCTTTTTGGACGGATAAAGACGCAGCTAAAATGGATTCAATGTTTAGAGAATCAGCTTTACTTCGTGAGAAATGGGACAAACCTCATTCCAGCGACGGTAGAACATATGGAGAAATGACAATTGAAACAGCCATTCTTACAACACCTTCAACGGTAGCAGATTATGAACCTCCTCAAGAGAAGCCGTATGAAATATACATTTCTGATGATCAAGAGATTGAAGATACAGAAGAAATAATTGATAAGGCACCAAGCTTTCACCTTACGGAGCTAGGTAATGCCGAACGAATTGTCTATTATCATGGCCAGGACCTCAAGTATTGCAATGAGCTTGAATGGCTTATCTGGAACGGTAAACAGTGGCAAGAGGATAGTAAACGAAAGATTGAAGCGTTAACTGCAAAAACGTTGCGTGGCTTATATGCAGAAGCAAGGGCAGAAGAAGACAAGTATAGAGCAAAGCTATTAAACGATTGGGCAAAGAAGTGTGAAAAGCGTGCCATTCGTATTAACAGCATACTTGATGCTCGCCCGATGGTTTCAGTCAGGAAAAAAGATTTCGATTCACATAGCTTTCTTTTTAACTGCAGTAACGGAGTAATTGATTTAAAAACAGGTGAGCTCCTTCCACATGATAGAGATTTGCTGCTAACAAAGATTTCACCTATCACATATGAAAAGAATGCAGATTGTCCGAATTGGATAGCTTTTTTACAAAGTATTTTTCTTACTCCTTCAGGTGATCCAGATGAAGAATTAATCGAATATCTTCAAAAGGCCATTGGTTACTCTTTAACCGGTGTGACGAAAGAACAAATCATGTTTTTCCTTTTCGGAAATGGACGTAATGGTAAATCTACTTTTATTAACGTAATTCAGGACATTCTTGGAGATTATGCTCGCCAAACAAATAGTGAAACTTTCTTGAAAAAGAAAAATGACAGTGGAATCAACAATGATGTTGCTCGTTTGGATGGGGCCCGGTTTGTGTCAGCTGTAGAGAGTGAAGAGGGGCAGCAGTTATCTGAAGCTCTTGTTAAACAAATTACTGGTGGAGAAAAAATGTCAGCTCGTTTCTTACGACAAGAATATTTTGAGTTTACACCGGAATTTAAAGTCTTTTTCACTACTAATCATAAACCAATTGTAAAAGGTGGAGACAACGGTATTTGGCGCAGGATTAAGCTAGTACCTTTTACAGTGACAATTCCAGAAGAAAAAGTGGACGCGGATCTACCTGAAAAATTAAAAAGAGAAATGCCTGGCATTCTTAATTGGGTGGTTGAAGGCTGCTTGAAGTGGCAGCGTGAAGGATTGAAGGACCCGAAAGCTGTTAAACAAGCAACAGATAACTATCGTGAGGATATGGATATCTTAGGACCATTCATTGAAGAGAATTGCGTTGTTAATTCTACAGCAAAAATTGAAGCAAAAACTATTTATGAAAACTATACAAAATGGTGCTTTCAAAACAATGAAATGGAACTTAAAAATCGTGCTTTTTATCGTCAATTAGAAATAAGAGGATACAAAAAAGAAAAAGGTGCAAAAAATAAGACCTTTTTCCATGGAATTACATTAAATCAGTTTGCTAATGGTGGTTTCTTCCAGAATGAAGGTTCTGGGGTTACTGAAGGGGTTACTGAAATAAATCAAAAAGTAACCCAAAATAACGTAACTTCAATTAATCGAAAGAAGCTTTGAAGCCTTGATATGTAAGGGTTTATGAGGTTTATAAATTTATTTATTTTTTGTTGGGGTTACTGAGGGTTACTGAATTTCCTAGTTCCGTTCCCACGAAAAATAAATAAATAAAAAAATAATATATATATAAGAGCTTTAATAGAAAAATAGGTAACCTTCGATAACCCATTGGTTCAAAAATGACATTGATCCCTTGGTACGACTGGTTTTGTAGTGGGTTACTTAAAAAATAACTCAGTAACCCTTCGATAACCCTTTTTAGAAAAAGTGGTGATTATATGCATCCAAAACAAATATGTGATGACTTTGCTTCCATTGGATCTCCTTTAGTGTTAGATGGCAGCAACTTATATATTGAAAATCCTGAAAATGTCTACCCAGAACTTGAAGAATTCGTTAAAACCTATAAAAAACGAATCATTCAGTATTTAAAAGGTGGATATTCACCAAAGGAGCATTCAATAAAACAAACTATAGAAAAGATTATTCATTACTTTTTAGGAATAGAACAAGCCATGAACAAAAAAATTGAAAACTGGCTTAATCATGATGCGGAAGCATTGGACATGATCGTTAATCAATTATTCATTGAACTGTGGAACAACGGATGGGTTGAATTTTCTAACCCAATTGCTAACTATGAAAATCACATAACCGATACCCTTTCCAGTCAAATTTTCGAACGTGCGATGTCGTACTTTAAAGGGGGCTAATTGATGAGTATTATTCATTACTCATATACCAAAACAGAATTAGAAAAAATCTTGAAAACATTAGTCATCACTGTGGATACCAGAGAACAAAAGAATCAGCATGTATTGGACTACTTACGTAAAAAAGATGTGCCAATTAAATTTAAAACGATGAAAACAGGCGACTACTCGGCAATGATTCCACGTAATGAGGAATACGGCATTACAAGGGATATTTATTTAAACGCTGTGATTGAACGAAAAAACGGTGTAGATGAATTAGTTGAATCCATTAAAGATCGTACACGTTTTGAAAATGAATTAATTCGAGGATCCAAACATCCTTTTACTTTAATTGTGGAAGACCTGGAAGGTTATCAAAAAATATTAAACGGTATGTACCGCAGCAGGTACGAGCCGAAAGCTTTATTAGGCAGCTTAAAAACTTTTGAGGTACGTTACAACTTTTCTACCGTGTTCATTGCAAACAATACAACAGGAAATTACATATATCATCACTTCTTGTATATGGCACGCGAGTTATTAAAAGGAGGTTGGCTATGATTATGAATCGTAACTTACTTCGAGAAGCTGTAGAACAACGTAAGGATGAATTAAAAAATGAATTGCTACGCATGGGCTATTTTAAAACACCTGATAAACGTCAGTTGTACGAGCTTACGCTTAGTGAATTAGAAGAAATCTATCAAACTGAAAAACAAAAATAATATGAAATGAGGAAACCACATGATTAAATTAAACGTTCTTTTCAAGAAAATGCAGAAGGATGATAAAAAAGAAGTTCTTATGTTTCATGTACTAAGCGATGAGTTACCACATGCAGATGAATTATTAAAAATGCCAGGTTCCATTGCTCTTCTAAATGTGGAAGAAAGTGAAGCTGGAGAGGTTGGAGCAGAGTTTGTTTCTATCCAACGTGATAATAAGAAAACGGTTCTTAAATTTAATATCAAACGTGATGCAGAGGGTAAGGTAAACAAATTATATCCTCATGCCGGTTCAAATGTATCCCTTGGATTACAGCCTTCACAAATGACGATTGATGAGTTTTACGAAGGTGATCATGAAGGCATTGAATACACAGTGGAAAGTGACGGAAGTGTATCAGTACCAGAAGGACAACTTTCAATTGATGAAGAGGAATCAGACCATAAATTAAAAGTAGTGAAATAAATGCAGCAGGGAGCTTCGGCTCCTTGTAAATGGAGGGGACAAGGGATGAAGAGACTTGAGTTAATCAAAAGAAGTACTGATTTCACAACAGAACATGGTAACAGCTTATATGTAGATGTTTTAAGCGCTAATGACTTCAATTGGATGATTAATAAGATTGAAACTCTTTCTGAAGAAAATGAGCAGCTGCAAAGAAATTACGAGAGTTTATCTAAAGAGCACCTTACTTTAAAAAGAAGCTATACTCAGACATCTCTTAAATTGAAACGCAGTCAAAAAGATCATGTGGAGAAAAACAATGAGTTATATAGATTAAAAAGATCAATGGGGGTTGTGAAATGAATCTTAAACGATTATTTGAAATTCAAAAGCAATTAGATAACCATATTATCGAAAATAAGGCTTTGCAAGGTCAAGATTTATTAGATGAAAAGGTGCTTGCTCTTAAAGTTGAATTAGGTGAATTGGCTAATGAGCTTCCTGAAGTATTTAAATTTTGGAGCAATAAAAAGAACAACTATGAAAAGGCTCTAAAAGAGTATGTGGACGGTTTACATTTTGTTTTATCAATTGGATTAGATCATGGTTTCCATGAAGACCTTGCAGGACTAGCAATAGAAAGCATTGAGTGGGAAAATGTCACAGTGCAGTTTCTTGAACTTCTACGTATTGATTGGGAAAAGTATGAGTGCGGAGAAGGAGATTATTATCATAGTGGTTTAGAAATGTTTTTAAGTTTAGGAGAAATGATCGGCTTTACGTGGGAGCAAATTGAACAAGCCTATCTAGATAAAAATAAAGTTAATCATGAACGTCAGGAAAGTGGCTATTAATATACGCTAATTCCCTTTTCGAGGCACCCCAGTGATGGTGCTTGCGTTTGTTGTAGTATCAAATACTAAAGTCATTAATCCGAAGTTTAACTCGACTGCACTTAAGCGTGATAGGATTTCATTCATAAACACCACTCCCTTTCTTAATACTTTTTTCACTGGGGTATCCGTAAGGACTGAAGCCTGGAGCGACTCAGGGAGCTGAGCCTCGAAAAAGGAACTAGATATGTAGATAAAGATGCCCTATAAAAGAGCATCTCTTAGCAAAAACAAACTAAATGTGTGTGTTCAAAAGTATTATACACTATTCTCATAAAAAAAGACCAAGATTTCTCTTGATCACCGTATTTACATTTTAGCACAGGAGGGATCCAAAGGTGGGAAACCAATTATCATTTATGCTTCCTGAGATAGACAGAAAAGAGACGCAACAAGCAGTAGAAGATGCTTTAGAAAAATATAGATTGTTTAAATACTTATCCTTTGAAGAAAGAGAAGCGTCAACTACGGCCAGTGCAGAAATTCGTTATCATGGACCAACGAACCAAACGAGCGACCAAACAAGTTCCATTGCTGCTTATAATGTGGACCAGGAAAAGATGAGAAAAGACTTCTGCTTTCATGTGGAAAGAGCTGTGAACAGGCTGCCGAAGATGGAAAGATTCTTAATCGAAGAAAGATACATGTCTTTAGAAACGGAATATTTAACAGATTACAACGTATATAGTTTTAAGTTTCAACCACCTATTTCTGAGAAGACATACTCAAAGATTAGATGGAAAGCTTTTTATAAATTAGCTCTCAATCTAAGCTTAGTTGTTCTTAAAAATTCGTAACGGGAAAAATAATCCAAAAACATTCCTAAAATAAATCGAAAAAAACTCGAAAATAAGTCGTGGTACTTGCTTTAGTACATGATAAATTTATATTATCAAGAAAATATCAAAGAGAGAGCGTTCCTTAGTCGTAGGAGCGCTTTTGTTATGTCTGAATGTATTTATATCAAAACTTATTTAAAACGTCATACAAGCGAATCTGAGAGTTTAAAATTAATTAAGAAGGTGATTGATATGAAAGTTAAAAATCATCTTAACACAGATCAATTAAGACACCTAGAAAAGATGGGTAAGCGTAAAGAAAAGGTTGATTGGAAAGATATCATGGGTACGAATAGACAGACGTTGAAACGTGGCCGTGGTGGAGCTATGAAGAGGAAGTAAACACATTTTTTGTTTCAAAAAAGATTCAAGTATTATAAAACGCCTGAATCTTTTTCATAAAATTAAATTTGCTGATATCGATAATTATTTTTTATAAAAGCTGCATGATATTGCCCTTTCGAACTTGCATTTAAAAGGTTTCTATAAACATTTTGTGGTACGTTGAAATATTTATAAGTTCCATTTTTAAATTCGATAAATAACGTGTTAGTTGAATCATCATATCCAACTGCTACTAAATTAGATGATGATACACTTCGCATAATCATATATTAAGCACCTCCTTTTTTTACAACATTCGTCAGTATGTGAGACTATTCCTTCTTTAAAATTGATAATATTTGAAATTAATAGGTAAATATATTCATTGGAGAGAAGGATAAATGTCATAACTTGTCGTATTGTTAGACGGGGAGGGATACTTATGGATATGAAAGAAAAATCATTGATTGTACACTATCACAATAAATTTTCGCAAAATACATTTGACGAAAAAGATGTATATGCTTTTTTAATTCTTATAAGAAACCAAAGCAAGGGTATCAAATGTATTAACGAGTTAGCTGATTTTATTGCGCATAGAGATAAAGACAGAGGATTAATAAAAGAATATCTCGATTTAACTCAGCAAAAATTTAATAATTTTGGTAAAGAAGATATGGTAATAGAAATTAAAGAGGTTTTTTCCTTTAAGGAAATCAAAGCTGGAGTTAACAAAATACTTCAGGAAATTGGTTTAGAAGGTCTGTCTAATGAAAAAATTAATGATCTACTAACTTGTATAATTTCCATTCTTCAACATGTTAAAATTACTGATGGCAAAGGGAGAAGAGAGATAGGGAAGCTTTATTTTTCTATTTCTAACAAACAAATATCTTTGCTGGGGAAAGTAAAGATGAGTTACCAAGGGGAATTAATTGATATAGTATTTCCTGTACTTTCAGTAAAAAATAACTATATCAAATTAGAAAAGCAGGGAAAGCAGGATACGCCAATTATATTTACTGACGATATTATAGAAGTAGTGAACAAAAAAGGAACATTAGAATTTATAAAGTCAAATGGGTAATTTAATTTTATAGCACTTTCGAGTGCTTTTTTAATGTCAATTTTTACAGGGGATAAATAACAAGTTTAACTTAAGTTAATCATTCTGGTTAATTTAGGTTGAACTTATTTTTGTGGAGGGAGATAAGTAATGAGTACAATACAACGGGATAACATGGGCCAAGAAGTGAAGCTAGGTCTATTAACAAGAGAAGTAATGGAAAGCTATATGGATAAGAACCAATACAGAGATTATATAGATAACTCTTTAACACTGTACAAGTATTACAATGTCTTAGATAAAGATCAGTGTCATGTATTCAGTGAGCGGTTTGTATTAGAGAAAGGATGGAGTGTGCCTAATGAATCCTGATAAGTATCAAGAGTTATTCGGTACAGTAGAAGAAGCATAAGCAATGGGTGAGTATAAGATACTACAACAGAAGCGTAAGTTTTATGACAGTGGTGAGTGGAAGAGAATTCGTACAGAAATAAAGAGGCGTGATAATTACGAGTGTCAAGAATGTAAGCGCAATGGTCGAGTATCAGTTGACACTAATGAATATAGTGAGAATGCTAAGCGTAAGAAGATACAACTTGTTGTCCATCATATCAAAGAGCTTGAATACCATCCAGAGCTTGCCTTAGACCTAGATAATCTTGAAACAGTCTGTGTTGATTGCCATAACAAAGAACATGGTCGATTGTTTGAAAGGAAACCGAATAAATGGGAACATGATGAAAGGTGGTAGCTTATGAAGAGCAAAGATGCACTATTGTATAGATAAAACGTGTAATTACAAAGAAACCAATCATAAAACGTTCGATGGAAAGCGATGTTCGAAGTGTAATGGTCAAATCATGAGTGAATATCTAAATAAAAAAATAAATAACATCCCCCGGTCAAAAAACTTTGGCCTTTTTCTCGTCTCGGGGCACCGGGGATGGGGCTCAACTCTCTGAAAATATTTAAAATAAGTCCTTCATATTAGGGGTGGTGGGGGGAGGGGTAATATGGAAAAAATAAATTTTGATGAATTAAGGAAACAATTATTAGCACGTATTGATATTGAAGATTTGCTAGAAGTGAAGAAAGTAAATGATTTAATTCGCTTGCATGAATTAGATGCAGAATGTGATAAAATGATTGATCGTGACGGAGTAAGTATCACCATCGAAAATGGTTCGCAAAAATTTATCAAGAGTCATCCTAGTATGAATGAAAAAATGAAAATTAACGCTCAAAAAATCGCACTTGAAAAATCGATTAAATTTAAATTAAAGACAGCCCCTTCCTCTCCTGCAACAATTGTGGAGGATAAACAAAAGCGTGGTAGTTTAATTTGATTAGTTATCCGTATATCGAAGAATATATTCGCCAGTGGCGAAAAGGCAAAATCATTTTAAACAAAAGACGTATCAAGTTGCTTGAATTGATTGAGCGTGACATATTAACTGCTGACGATATGTATTTTGATAGCGAGCAGATCGAAAATTATATAGCTTTTACGGAGAAGTATTATTTTCCACTAACGCTTACTCAAAAGTTTAAAACGTGTTTCATTTTCTTATATTATAATGACGGTTCATTGGTATTTGATGAACATTTAGATTATGAAGGGCGTGGCGGTGGAAAAACGGGTCGTATATCTACATTAGCGAATTACTTTATTAGTGATCTACATGGAATAGATAATTATAATGTATCTGTTGTCGCAAACAGTGAAAAACAAGCGAAAATGTCTTTTACAGAAGTGTTTAACACGATTGATAAAGACGACAGATTGAAAGCTCACTTCTATCATAAGAAGGCTCTGATTGAATCTCGTATCACGAAATCAGAGTTTCAGTATCATACTTCGAATGCAAATACAAAAGATGGTTTACGTGACGGTTGTGTTATTTTCGAAGAAATTCATCAATATGAAAACTCATCAACAGTAGATGTATTTACATCTGGATTAGGTAAAGTACCAAACCCTAGAATATTTTATGTCGGTTCGGATGGGTACGTTCGTGAAGGTTTCTTGGATAAGTTGCTAGATAGGGCAGATAATCTATTAGATGGATCAGTAAGTATTCGTGATGATGGTTTATTTCCTTTCATGTGTTGTTTGGATGAAGAACAAGAAATGCACAATCAAGAAATGTGGCAAAAAGCGAATTCACAATTTCATCCACCACTTACGAGTTATGCGAAAACACTTTTAAAGACTGTGATGAAACAGTATAACAAATTAGAACATAATCCAGACGGTTATGAAGAATTTGTTACAAAACGTATGAATTTACCGAAAGTTGATTTAGAGAAAAGTGTAACGTCTTGGGAAAAAATTAAAGCAACTAATCAATCTTATAATTTAGACGAATTTAAAAGGCGTGAGTGCATTGGATGTCTAGACTATGCATCCGTACGGGACTTTGTTTCAATGGGGTTGTTATTTTTAAAAAATGACAACTACTTAATTCCAAAAGAATTAACACATTCATTCGTATGCAAATCATTTGCCGATAAGCATTATGCTTATAGCAAGAAAAAAGCTGAAAATAACAATAAGAAAGACCATCGAAAGTTCGCTCCAATTCGTGAGTGGGAAAACGATGGTCTTTTGTCTGTTTTAGATATTGAAACTATGGATCCGCATTTAGTAGTTAGTTGGTTTGTTACAAAACGGGATGAAGGTTGGAACATAAAAAAAATTATAGGAGATAGCTTCAAGATGGATATTCTTAAACCATTATTTGAAGCAGAAGGATTTGTAGTTGAGGTTATACGTAATCCGGATGCGGCCAGTGGTTTATTAGCCCCTAGAATTGAAATTGCCTTTGAAAATGAACAAGTTATATTCGGAAATAATCCATTAATGCGTTGGTATACAAATAATGTACTTGTTAAGCGGCTTCCTAACGGTAACAAGGTTTATCGGAAGAAGGAAGAAGTTAAACGTAAAACTGATGGTTTTATGATGTTTTTATATGGCGTGTGGGCATCTAGAGATTTAGATGATCATGATTTTTCAAATACTTTAGATGCATTAGATGCACTTAATTTCTAAAGGGGGTGAGATAAAAATTGGGATTAATAAGCACTGTATTAAAACGTAATAGTGAGCTGGAATGGTTGTTTGACTTAGAGTTAGGCGATGAGGTGAGCCAGCGGGCTTATTTAAAAAAGTTAGCCTTAGAAACCTGTATAAATTTTATTGGTCGAACAATAAGTCAATCTGAATTTAGAATGATGAAAGATAATAAAAGGCAATCTAACGATTGGGATTATTTATTAAATGTCAGACCAAATACGGATCAGAGTGCAGCTGATTTTTGGCACAAATTCATTTACACATTAATTGATGAAAATGAGGTATTGGTCATTCTGACAAAAAGCAATGATTTATTGATTGCAGATTCTTTTACGCGTGATGAGTATGCTGTATACCCCGATGTGTTTAGGGATGTAACAGTAAAAGATTATACATTCCAGAGTCCATTTCCGATGGATAAGGTTATCTATATTACGTATAACAACGAAAAGCTAACCTCCTTTATGGACGGAATGTTTAATGATTACGCTGATTTATTCAGTAGAATGGTCGAAATTAGCCTTAGAAACAATCAGATTCGTGGAACTGTTGGTATTGATTCGTCACAAACATTAGATGAAAAGACTCAAACCAAGTTACAAAAATTCATTGATAAATTATTTAATTCTTTTAGAAAAAATTCAGTTGCACTTGTTCCTAAATTAAAAGGATTCGAATATGACGAAGTCGCTAAAGGTGAAGGTAACGGACAATCTATAGATGAACTGACGAAACTTAAAAAATCATTAATTGATGATGTAGCAAATATTTTAGGTATTCCAAATGCTCTTGTTCATGGTGATTTAGCGGACTATGAAACAAGTATTAAAGCTTATGTTAAGTTTTGTATTGGCCCATTGGTAAAGAAAATTAAAGATGAGCTAAATGCAAAAATACTTGAGAAAAAAGATTACTTAGCAGGTTCAAGGATTGAAGTAAGAGGGATTACAGAAAAGAGTCCTTTAGAGGTTGCTGAGGCTATAGATAAATTAATTGCCAGTGGTGGTTGGAATCGAAATGAGGTGCGTGAAATGGTTGGTTCTGAGCGTTCAGATAATCCTGAATTAGATAAGTATGTTATTACTAAAAACTATCAATCTGCTGGTTTAGTTGAAGGAGGTGAGAAAAAGTGAAAAGCAAAATAAAATCTATTTCCCATAAGTTTGTTAATCAGACTAATGGAGAAGAGCATGAAATGGTTATTGCGGGTGCTATTGGTCAGAGTGGGTGGTTTTTCACAGCTACGAGTGCTGAAGATGTTCGAAATGCTTTGCAAGATGTTACTGCCTCCACGATACGTATTAAATTAAATAGCGGCGGTGGCGATGCTGATCATGGTATTGAAATTTACAACTATCTAAAAGATTTAGATAAGCATGTAATTGTGGAAGTAACTTCATTAGCTGCATCTGCTGCATCGGTTATAGCTATGGGAGCAGATGAGGTTATTATGCGTACTGGTTCTAGAATGATGATTCATGAAGCAGCTACATTTGCTTACGGAACTAAGCAAGATATTAAGAAAACACTTAATGCTCTCGAAACTTATGACGAATCCATCGTTTCTATTTACCAGGAGAAAACAGGTAAGACACGCGATGAAATTGCTGAATTAGTTGAAAATGAAACTTGGATGACAGCTGAAGAAGCAGTTGAAAAAGGATTTGCTGATAAGCTTGAATCTAAAAAACAAGAGGATTTTCAAGAAGGCATTACTGATGAGCAGCTGCAACAGATTATAAATACTGTTACTACTTCTGTCACTAATCAGTTAAAACAATCAAATAACAATCCATCAAATGAACCTAAGCAACCTGTACATACACAGGTAAAGCGTAAAGGGTTCATTTTTTAATTGTTAAAAATCGGAGGAATGAGAGAATGACTATTAAATTAAACAATCATACAGAAGCTTACGAAAATGCGAGAAAGAACTATGCGGAAGTAGTGAAAAATGAAAATTCCACACCAGAGCAAATTGAAACTGCTTGGAATGAGATGCAAGGAGAGTTAGTCAACTCTTTAAAGTCTCAAATCACTGAACAAATCAATATTGATAATGCTGATCGCAGTGTATTAGTTGCTCGCGGGGCTAATGTACTAACATCAAAAGAAATGAAATTTTTCAATGAAGTTGTACAGTCTGATGGGTTTACGTCTGAGGTGATTTTACCTGAAACAACCGTTGACCGTATCTTTGAGGATTTAATAACAGATCATCCTTTACTTTCTGAAATTAATTTAAGAAATGCAGGCTTACTAACTCGTATTATCAAGTCAGAAGCAGAAGGCGCTGCTGTATGGGGTAAAGTTTTCGGTGAAATTAAAGGTCAGTTAGATGCAGCATTTAAAGAAGAAAATATTACTCAATCAAAACTAACAGCATTTGTTGTACTTCCAAAAGACCTTGAAAAATTTGGTCCGGCATGGGTTGAGGCTTATGTTCGTGCTCAAATCGTAGAAACATTTGCAGTTGCATTAGAAAAAGCATTTATTAATGGTGCTGGTCCAGTTAAGGATGAGCCTATTGGTTTAATTCGTGATTTAGAAGCGCCTGTTGATCAAACAAATGGTCACGCGAAGAAGTCTATTGAAGGCACATTAACTTTTGCTGATTCAAAAACAACAGTTAAAGAGTTATCAGGTGTCATGAAGTATCTCTCAACAAAATCAAATGGAAAAGCGGTTAATGTTTCTGGAAAGGTAGTACTAGTTGTCAATCCAGTAGATTCTTGGGATGTAAAAGCACTTTATACATTCCTTAATGCAAATGGAGTTTATATGACTGCATTGCCATTTAATTTACGCATTGCAGAATCAGTGTTCCAAACACAAGGTGAACTATTAGCCTTTGTTAATGACCGTTACGATGCATATACAGGTGGTGGTGTAGAAGTTAAAAAGTATGATCAAACATTAGCTCTAGATGATTGCAATCTGTATACAGCTAAGCAATTTGCATTTGGTAAAGCGGATGATAACAAAGCGGCAGCTATCTACACATTAGCTGTAACAGAACCTGCTGGAGCATAATGAGGTGATGTGATTGGAAATCACAGCGGAAGTATTAACGCAGTTCAAAGAGAGAATGCATTTTGGAGATTATGAGGATAGCAACCTAGAACGTATTCTCTCTACTTCTGTGAAAGCTTTAATTAGATCGTGTGGGGACTATGACATCAATCAAGATGAAGAATTTAAAGAACTCGTTTTTGAACGTGCTCGTTACGTATACAATGATGCATTAGAGTATTTTAATGATAATTTCTTGACTGAAATTAATAGCCTAAAGATTGCTAAAGCGTTAGAAGAAATAGAGCTAGAAGAGGATGGTTCAGATGCATCCATTTAAATATAAACCGCCAAGGATTCATACCGGTGAACTAAGAACACGAGTTACTTTTTATGTGTATGTGAAAAATGATGGACCACTACCAGGAGGAAAGCCTAAGTCCATATTGTATGAAACATGGGCGAAAATTGACCAGGTGTGGTCAAAGGATATAGAAATGGCCAAAGCTAATGGAACACTCTCAGATCTAACTATTTCTATCAGAGATCCAAGGAGCGCTTTTTCCCCTACAAATAAACACTATGTACAGGTCCATACACCTGAGCATGAAAAGTTAGTATTTAATATTAAACAAACCATCCCTGATATACAGAATCGTGATTTTATTAAGATTATAGCTGAGGTGTCAGCATGAGTGTTCATATTAAAGGTATGGAAAAACTGTTGGTGGATTTAGAAAAGCGTTTTGGAGAAGAAAAGGTGCGCAAAATTAGTGACCAAGCATTAAAAGATGGAGCAAAGGTTTTTGTTAACGAATTAAAAAATCAGTTTGAGTCTTTTAAAGATACCGGAGCCTCTATTGATGAAATTAAAATTTCAAGACCAGTGTACGTTAAGGGTGTACGTACAATTAAAATACACTGGCGCGGGCCTAAAGAACGTTACCGGATTATACACCTTAATGAGTGGGGTACTGTTCAAAACCCTAACCCTAAAGGTAAAGGAACTATTGCTAGGGCTTTGCGAAATGCAGAGAACGCCTTTCACACAGCCGTAAAAGAGGCTGTAAGGAGAAGTATATAATGAAATGGGAAATCTATAATACTTTAAATAATAACCCTCTTATTCAAGAAAAGTCATGTGATATTAAGTTTTATGAGTATCCAGACTTAGATGGATTTGAGGGTATTTATATTGTCATTGATGCAATTGATACACCTTTACCTACTGATTTTGCAGATAATAAATGGCTTGCAGAAGAGTATTTTTATCAAATTGAAGTATGGTCATTAGATATGGCTCTTACAGAAATTATTGCAAGAGAAGTACGCAAAGTCTTATATGAAGAATTAAGTTTTGGCCAATATGGAACGGGCCTTGATGAATGGGATAAAGACACAGGTATCTATAGAGACGCTAGACGTTATCGAGGGAAAAAATATTTGATGTAATGGAGGTCATTAATAATGGCAGAAACAAAAAGCTATAAATCATCAACAGGTGTAGATTCGTTCTACTACGGTATTCTTGGAGCCAATGATGTTGCACTAAGTATTGAACATGTAATGTTTTTACAAGAGATTGGTGTAGAAATGCCACAAGAAATTACAAAAGCTTCTGGTGATAACAGAACAGCAGAAATGGCAGTGTCAGCGGGTGACATTACTGTTACAGGTAAGTTCCATAAACTTCCTACAGAAGACAAGCAAAAAATTCTTGGTTTGGAAGTTGTAGATGGAATTACGGCAATGGGTAGTTCGGATACACCACCATACTTAGGTGCTGTGTTTGCTAAGACGTATGAAGATGGTTCTCGTGAATATGTTGGTTTACCAAAAGGTATTTTCACTCGTCCTAAAATTGAAGGTAAATCAAAAGAAGAAGGTAAAGTAGAGTTCTCTTCTGATGAAATTGAAGGTCAATTTATGGATCGTAAAGTGACTGGATTCATTGAAGAAAAGTCAGCTATCTTTGGTGTGGACAAAAAAGGAGAAACAACAAATCGAGATGCTATCTTCATGAAGGTTTTCGGTAAACCATTCCCTACCGGTACGGCAGAACCTGAAGGAGTGTAATGAATGACTAAACACGTAAAATATGTAGTTATTAAAGATTTTAAAGATTTAAAGGATAGTGACAAAATTTACACTGAGGGAGATATTTACCCTCGTTCTGAAAGTAAAAAACCTACCAAAAGAAGATTGAGTGAGCTGTTAGGTGAGTCAAATAAACAAGGTAGACCAGTAATTAAAGAGGTACCATTAACAAAAGATGAAATTGAAGAGTTAGAAGAAGAACAAGAATTAGAAGATCAGGAGTAGGCAAAAGCCTGCTCCTTTATTTAATTAAATTTAAAATCAGAAGGGAATTAATAATCATGGCAAATTTAAAACGTAACATTATTGAACTAGTTAAAGTGGATGAGGAAAAGAAAGCGGTAATAGAAAATGGCGAAGTTGTAGTAGAAAAATTCTTTTCATCACCTTTTATTCCGTTTCGAGTAGTACTTGAAGCAACAAAATTAAGCGCTCGTATGCAAAAAGCTACAGCAGAGACTGAAGTTGATATGGCAGAAGAATTAATCAATTTTGTAGCACAAGACATCTATGGTAAACAGTTTACAAAAGATGATTTACTTGATCGTTTACATGCTCCAGATGCAATGCAGGAAATTCAAAGTCAAATTGATTTCGTAGCTCAGGGTCATCAGAGTGATGAAACAAAAAAGTTTTTGGCGCAGAAGAACTAACTGACGAAGATTATACACCGGAAAAACAAGCTGAGTATATGGACAGTTTTATTTTATCTGCAATAAAGGAAGGTAAAGATGTTAACGAAGTTCTGAACTTTCCTTATGCCTATATGATCGATCTATTGCATGAACAAAATAAACCTAAGAAAACTCAGTCCTTAATTGCTGCATTTGGCGGCGGTTAAGGCTTTTTGTTTTTTCATCAAAGGAGTGTGAATAATGGCAGAAAGGATTCAAGGTTTATCTATTGGCTTAGATTTAAACACACTCGGAGTCGATACAGGCATGACTCAGTTACGTTCGAAAATGCGTTTAGTAAATAGTGAAATGAAAGCTAATTTATCAGCTTTTGAACGTGGTGAAAAATCGCTTGGAACCTATCAGGCGAGAGTAGATGGATTAAATAAAAAATTAGAAGTCCAGCGAGCGATGACAGAAAAGGCAAGACAGACTTATCAAAAGATGGTGGAAGTACATGGAGAAGGTTCTATTAAGGCTCAAAATGCAGCTAAAGATTTCAACAATGAATCTACTAAACTCCAAAATCTAAGCCGTGATGCCAATAAGGCTGCACAAGAATTGCATGATTTCAGCGAAGAACAACGAGTCAATGAATCTACTGTAGGTAAAATGAGTACGAAGTTAAATGAAATGGGTTCTAGTTTGACGAACGTTGGTCAAAAGATGAAATCTATGGGGCAATCTCTTTCGTTATCTGTAACAGCGCCCATTGTAGGAATAGGAGCTGCAGCTGCCAAAACATCGATAGAATTTGAAGCGCAGATGTCGAAAGTAGGTGCTATTTCACAAGCAACGTCAGGCGAAATGAAGCAGTTAAAAGAATCAGCCTTAGACTTAGGTGCATCTACAAGTAAGTCAGCGAGTGAAGTTGCAAAAGGTCAAGAAAACTTAGCTGCAATGGGTTTTAGTGTAAATGAAATCTTAGGTGCCATGCCTGGGGTCATTTCAGCAGCAGAGGCATCAGGTGCAGATATGGCTCAAACCGCAGATGTTATGGCTTCCTCATTAAACATCTTCGGATTAAAAGCCTCAGACGCAACAAAGGTTGCAGATATACTAGCTCAAACAGCTAACCAATCGGCAGCAGATATTACAGATATGCAATACGCCTTGAAATACGCAGGCCCTCCAGCCGCAGCTTTAGGAGTAAGCTTAGAAGAAACGTCAGCGGCAATTGGAATTATGACTAATGCAGGTATGCAAGGAGAGCAAGCAGGTACAACTTTGCGCGCTGCTTTACTTGGTTTGTTAGACCCTTCTGAAGAAAACAGTAAATTGATGAATAAGATGGGTATTGAAATTACAGATGCTAAAGGCAACTTTGTAGGTATCTCAAAGTTAATCGACAACCTATCTACTTCAATGGAAGGGCAAACTGAAACGCAAAAGGCTGCTACACTATCATCATTAGTTGGTACAGAGGCAGTTTCTGGTATGCTCTCCCTTATGAAAGCTGGACCTGAAGATATTGATAAAATGACCAAATCACTTGAACAAAGCGGTGGATCGTCAGCTGAATCAGCAAAAAAAATGAAAGACAACTTAAAAGGCGCCCTTGATGAAATGAGTGGAGCCTTTGAAACAGCCGGAATAAAAATTGGTGAAATTATGACACCTGCTCTCACAAAATTAGCAGGGATTGTACAGAGTGTAGTTCAGAAGTTTATTGATCTACCAAAGTCAATACAAACAACAATCATTGTCTTTGCTGGAATTGCTGCTGCAATAGGACCTTTATTAGTTGTGGGTGGTGTACTGCTTGGTTTTATTGGCAACATAGTATCAGGATTTTCAACATTGCTTCCGATTATTGCAAGAGCAGGGGGTTTTTTTAACATATTACGGATTGGTCTCGCAGCGTTAACTGGTCCTGTTGGTTTAATTTTAGGGGCGTTAACCTTATTAGGTATAGGATTTACAACGTTGTATAGGAAATCAGATACATTCCGTAATTTTATAAATAATGCCTGGGAGTCAATAAAAAACAAGGCCATGCAAGTTTTTGCATTTTTGAAACCGTATATCTCATCAGCACTAACAGCTGTGACCTCATTCATACAACAAAAGCTATCAATGATAAAGCAATTTTGGGCTGATAATGGTACTCAAATCATACAAGCATTGAAAAACATTTGGTCGGGTATATCTACTGTTTTTCAATCTGTCATGTCCGTTATTGTTCCGATAGTTAAGACAGGCTTAAATATACTATTAGGGGTATTTAAGTTTGTGTTTCCATTTGTGTTAATGATAGTCAAGTCAGTATGGGGCAACATTAAGGGAATCATAGATGGCGGTCTAAAGGTCATTATGGGATTAGTAAAAGTCTTCTCAGGTTTGTTTACAGGAGATTTTTCTAAAATGTGGTCTGGACTGAAAGATATATTTTTCGGATCTATTCAGGTGATTTGGAATTACGTGCAGCTTCAAATGTTCGGTAAGTTATTTTCATTAGGTAAAGTTTTTATAGGCAGTTTCCGTGGTATCTTTGTTGGCTTATGGAATGGTTTAAAATCCTTATTTTCATCTGGTGCAGGAGCTGCAAAAAATGTTGTAGTTGGTGCTTGGAACTTATTAAAGTCCGTGACTATAACTATCTTTAACGCTTATAAAACTTATTTAACTACAGTCTTTAATTTAATAAAGACAGTTTTATCAAAAATCGCTTCAGGAATAGTTACTGCTATCCGTGGATCATGGAACTTATTGAAGTCTGTAACAACAACAATTTTTAACGCTTATAAGTCCTTCTTAGTAGGCATATGGAATTTCTTGAAGGGTATTTTCACTCGAACAGCATCTACCATAGTTAACGCTGTTAAAGGCTCGTGGAACACTTTGAAAAGTACCACTACCGGTATTTTTAATGGAGTGAAAAACTTCTTATCAGGCATGTGGTCAGGAACGAAAACTTTAGTTACGAATGCAGCATCTAAAACCAAAGATGGCGTAGTGAATGCTTGGTCTACTTTGCGAAACAAAACAACGGAAATGTTTACAAGTATTAAGGATAAGACGAAAAAAATTTTCGGAGATATTGTGGACGGAGCAAAGGCTTTACCTGGAAAAATCGGTTCTGGTATTAAGTCAATGGCTGGAAAAGTGCAAGATGGAGTGAAGGCTATTGGTCAAAAGCTAGCTGGTGGCCTTGAAACAGTTATTAATACAATTACTCAAAAAGGAATTAATGTTGTTCTTGATAAGATCGGTGTCGATAAAAAGAATAAAATTCCTGCCTTAAACATTCCAGGTTATAAGAACGGTACGGATGGACACCCAGAAGATGGGCCAGCTTTTGTAGGTGACGGTGGAGAAAAAGAATTACTTCTTCTGCCTAATGGGAGAATGTTTCTAAGTCCAAACAGAACAACTCTTATTCCTAATATGCCAAAAGATACGCAAGTTTTAAATGGCAAGCAAACGAGACAGTTCTTTTCAGCTGCACCTATGTATAAAAAAGGGACTAATCGATTTGCTGATGGTGCAAAAAAAGCTTGGGATTGGACGAAAGACAATGCTGGAAAGGCTGTTAACAAAGGTAAGGAAGTAGCTGGCGCAGCTAAAGAAAAAGCGTCTGACGCACTAGGAGATATCTATTCTTATATTGATAATCCTAAAAAACTACTTGATAAGGTGTTTAGTTCCCTAAATATAAAAATGCCTAGTGTTGGTGGGCTCATGGGAACACTTGCTAAGTCTGGTGTAACCAAGATTAAGGACGGTGCAGTAAATTTCATTAAAAAAATGTTTGGAGATTTTGGTGGAAGTGTTGGTGCTCCGTCAGGTAAAGGTGTTGCTAGGTGGCGGCCAGTTATTTTAAAAGCCGCGGCAATGATGAAAGAGTCAGTCACAGGTGGAGACGTAAACGCAATTCTGAGGCAGATTCAGCGTGAGTCAGGCGGTAATGAAAAGATTACGCAATCTTCTGCCGTAAGAGATATTAACACACGTAATGGGAACCCTGCTCGTGGACTTTTGCAATATATACCTCAGACGTTCGCCGCATACGCGATGAAGGGGCATAAATCTATCTATAACGGATTTGATCAATTACTTGCATTCTTTAACAATACAACCTGGAGGCGTGATAATCCGGGAGGTACGCGAGGCTGGGGCCCAAGAGGAAGACGTAAATACAAAAACGGCACTAAGTATCACATCGGTGGCGACGCACTCCTAGGAGATGGGTACGAGGTAGAACCTTTCTTGTTACCAAATAGACAATTAGGGTTTAGTCCAGATAAACCTACATTGTTCAATAACCTGCCTAAAGGAACAAAGGTCTGGTCAAGTGTTCAAGATTTCATCAAAGAGTACGCAGGATCAAATAGCAATAGAACAGATGCAATGAAGCTAGTAGCGTTAGCTGGAAAAGAAATTCAGGCTAGAAATAATAATAGCCAGTCTTCTAATCCTTTTGGAACGTCACAAGGGCAATACAACAATAATGAAGCTATTTCTATACTAAGAAGAGTGGAAGAATTATTGCAAAAAATTGCTGATAAATCTACAAGTTTTACAGCTGAACTTGATGGTGAAGCATTAATTGATTTTATTGAAAATGAACAAGCAATAAACGGTAGTATCCGTAAGGTTTGGGGGAATAAATAATGATTCGATTATTTGATGAAGAAATGAATGAGGTAGATTTATCGAAGTACGGTCTAATAGGATTAAGTTTTAGACCGTCTTCTTTATCCCCTGAACATACTACGGATAAAGTGACAGGCAGACCTGGTTTAATACGGACTGGAACAGATCTAGGAGCGCGTAAATTCGACGCTGATTTTTGGGTAAAGGGCACTAATTTTGATACTCATTCATTATTTCGTAGCAAACTATTTGATTTGTTTGACCCTACAAAACCATATTACGTAGTTCAAGAAGAACAGGTTGGGAAACGTTGGCACGCTGTAGTGAGTAGTGAATGGACACCAGAACGTATTAACCAAAGGGTTAGTAAGTTTACTGTTCCATTCGAAACATATGATTTACCTTATGCTGAATCAATTAACACATCCCTAACACCTCAAACATTTGACACGCCTTGGTGGCAATTAGGAATGGGGTTAATTGCAGACAATACACCTTATGTTTTTAATGCCTCTACTTTCCGTGTTTACAATCCTGGTAATGTTATCGTAGATCCTAGATACTGTGAGTTAGAAATTACAATTGAAGCTGCTTGTAGCCAATATCTTCAGCTAGTTAACAAAACTACAGGAGATACGTGGAGATATGAGGGTGCAGCAACAGTCAATGATAAAATTCGTCTCTCTAAAACTAGAGCAACCAAAAACAGCTTGAGTATCTATCGTAATACAAACCGGATGATTATTAAATTAAATCCAGGATGGAATGACTTTGAATTAACAGGAGCTTCTTCTATAAAAAACATTACATTCGATTTTCGGTTTTACTATAAGGGGTGATAATAGATGGAGCCGATGTATATAGAGGATTTATATGGCGAACAATATTTTGCTCAATCTGTAGTAGATCGTGCAAGACGTGTGAACGGTGAAAAAGAAATCTCTTTATCTTTATTTGAAGAGGATTGGAACAAAGAGTATTTGAGCAAAATTGATCATCATTGGAAAGTCGGTTTTGACGGTGAGGAATATGTAGTAATGATTCCTAGATCGAAGCCAAGAGGAAAAAAAGCGATGAAGGAGCTTAAAGCTGTTCATCGCTTTTTTATTGATATGAGAGACGATTGGATTTATGAAACGTACAGTGGTTCCATGACGTTTCAAGCTCGACTCAATATCGTCTTTGGAGGGTCAGGCTATAACTTTGTTATTGTTGATACTTTTTTAGCTCAAGATATGGAGAACTTCGGTGACTCTTCTAGATTAGACCTTTTCCAAAAGGTACTTACTCAATATGAAGCTGAATTTGAAGTGAAAGGGAAAATCGTCTACCTTCGTAAACAGATTGGTCGGGACACCGATTTTCATTATCGTCACCAATTAAATTTAAAAGATATTGTCATAGAAACAGATGCTACAAATTTTTCTACCTATGCTCGCGGATATGGAAAGTTAAAAGAAATTCAAGATACTCTTAGTAATGAATCCATACCTTACAAGACACGTTCAGGTACTTACTACATTGAACCGGGACAGAATAAACTAGCTACCGAAACTGAAGGAGATAGTTTTTCTTTCACCTTCACAGGAACAGGTTTTTCTTTTACAACACTTGCTCATTTCTTAGGTGGAAAATGGGAGTTTAAGATTGATGAAGATAAGGCAAAGACCATTTCTACTTATAAGGATGTAGTAGCTGAACAGCAGACATACGAAATCTTTCGAGGTCTTGAAAATAAAACATATACCGTCATTGTTACCTTTAAAGGTAAAGACAGCAATAACACATATACAAAAATAAATAACGTAATACCTCATAACTATCTACTTGATGGGAATATCATTCATATTTATCGTTCGCTAGTTGGTGATGAAATGTATGAATGTACAGCCGAATATACAAGTCCTTTAGCAGCCATTCCTGGGATTGGTATTAAACATCATCCACCTGTTAGGGACGAGACATATACTAAACAAGAATCATTGTATGCTCGTATCAAAAAAGAAGTTGATGAGTCTTTAAGTGTTTCTATTACTATTGATATAGCAGATTTACGTAAGCAAGGATATGAGCAAGCCCAACCTAGTGAGGGTGACAGGATCTTTGTCATTGATGAGCGGTTAGATTTGAATATTGAAACACGGATTGTAGAAATACAAGAAGTATTTGATGTGGATGGAAACCTTATCTCTCTCAGTGTTACCTTAGCAAATAAAAGTATTAAAGAATCTTATCAATCCCAAATGAGTGATGCAGTAAAGCAACTTAAAAACTTGTTTGAAGGTAGAGCTAAAATCCCTTATAACGTGCTTGACGAAGCTGTAAAACTGGCAACAGATGCTTTGAAAAAAGCACAAACTGAGTTGATTTTTGATAACGGAATTGTTGCTGTTAGTAAGAATGATCCTAACTTAATGGTGGTTTTAAATAGTGCTGGACTAGGTATTTCAACAGACGGTGGTGTGACGTTTGAGAATGCCATTACTGCATTTGGAATTAATACAAACCTTCTTACAGCTGGAGCTGTCTATACAAATAATATTCAAATCATCGGCACAGAATCATATTTCTACTGGGACGGAAATGAATTCTTAGCAATGGATCCAAATGACATAAACAAATATGTGAAAATAACAGCAGGTCTTATTGAGATAGGAGGCGGTGCTATTCGAATTAAACGTCCTGATGGCGCTTATTTCATCATCGATGGCATTCCTCAATATGACTTTACAATACAAGGTATGACGCCGCAGTTTACTTCTCCAGAAGTAACAATAGCTCCACGCTCGTGTTACACCAATGCCACCACTTCAAAAGATTTTCAAGCCTATGTATTTAGGCATCAAGGTCGGTACTTACGAGTAAATACTTCCCTTTATCAAAGTGGTGGTGGTACAGCTTACATGAGCGTTGAACAAAGTTATGAAGGGTTTGACGGGTGGAGACGCTGGGCTTTAGTTTCAAGTACAGTTACTTCTGAAGATGCAAATAGCCAAAATTCATCAAGGGAAATGCTAATCGATTTTGGGGTACCTTCAAGTGGGATTAAACTTATCTATATTCGTATATGGACTTCAAATGCAAATACAACAGCTTATGGTCGTGTAACAGGAATATGGCAGGAGGGATAACAATGGCTATCGTTGATGATATTCAATTATATTGCAATGCTGATGAAAATGGGAAAATTACAGAGATCTTGTCGGGTCCGACTGTTAGACCCACAAAACAATTTAAGTATTTTTTTCTTATTGATAAAAAGAAAGAAGTCAATTTAGATAAATTTTATATTAAGGATGGAGAACTAGAACAGATTGAAGGCACCACATTAATTGAAGTAGTTCCAGAAAATCCTACTCAAGAACAACAACTAGAAGACATGAAGAAGCGTATGGAAGAAATGGAGAAATTAATTGCTGCCCTCTCCAATTCCTAACGCTTCTTTTTATTTTAATCTCAGTGAGGTGAAACAAGATGCGATATAGACCGCCTAGTAATCGATGGGATGAACAATTTGAAATAGATTACGAACAAAATTTAAAGGATATTGAAAAAGATATTCTTGGAACAGAAACTAGTGTATCAAAAGCTCAAATAGATGCAACTAAGGCATTGAGTGACTCCAATGCAGCTGTTCAAAAAGCAAGTAACACTCAAGCTCAAGTAGATGCTCTTGTTATTGGATCTAATACCTCTCCAGCTGAAACAGTTCAAGCAAGGATAGACGAGACAGGTAAAACATTTGAAACATTAAAAGCTCATTTAGATGATAAAGGAAAAAAAATCAAAGAGCTTAATCAAAGTGTGGGAGATATAGTTAATCTGGAGAAATTCGGAGCTGTTGGTGATAATTCAGCTGACAATACAAATGCTTTTAAGGATTTTTTTGAATACTATAAAAAAGCATATGGTCCCTCAGTAGGAGCTAGTAACAATAGATCAACTTCTTTGGTTCTAACTTTACCTCCTGGCGTCTTTAAAATAACTAGTGGAAGCTTATTTAATGAACCAATAGTTCGAAGAATAGGGTTAACAATTAAAGGAAGTGGTAGAGGAACAACAACCGTTGTATATGAACCAAATGCTATGGATGCGTCTCCTTACCTTTTTGACTTAGACGATTTTATTATTGGTTTAACTATGGAAGATATAACATTTGTCGGTCATATAAGTAAAAGTTTTATGTGTTCAACATCTCGTGGGGGAAACCAATTATTTAATTGGAGGAACTGTTCGTGGAACAACTGGGATAACACACATGTTTTAGAAGGTACAAATAACAACAGTGAAATGACATGGCATGAATGCACATGGAATGGACTTATTAACAGAGGACTTTATATACCAGAGGCAAACTCTTCTGATCAGTTTCTTAATTACGATTTTTATTCTTGTAACTTCGAAGTCCAAAATGGAACATTTATTGAAGCTTGGAAAGGTGGATGCTTTAGAGTTTTTAATGGAAGTGTCATTCAGATAAGTGATACAGCAGATAAGCCTTTTTACAAACTTAGAGGAGCAAGTCATTGGAGAGGAACAGAGCACTTTTATAATGTTGGAACTAGATACGAGCATAGGGGAGGAAATTCCCAGCTTATTGATTCAGAGTGGGGCGGTGGATCAATTACTTTTGATTCTATTAATACTCACACAAATGATGATTCTCAAACTGCTTGGGCTAAGATACGAGCTACTTTTAGGTCTCTTAATACGCTTATGCCAATTATAACTTTCAGAGATTGCACACTTGGCGGAAAACATAAATACATCTATGGAAACGCGACTTACACAAAGGATCCAATTGTCAACTACGAAAGATGCCATATGGTGGCGATACGTGACTCTAATAATATTGACCAATTCTTAGTTATGGAAGCAGACAACGGTCACCTTTTACAAGGTGGCATTATTGTTGTTAATTTTAAAAATTGTCGAGGTAGTGACTCACAGGATATTTTAATTAATACTGCATATAACAAAAATAAGAATTCGAGAGCAGTTTCTTCAAGAACAGAGGTTTTCTTAAAAGGAAATGATGGACAAAGTTTTTCTCAACAAGGTAAAAGGACGATTAATTTACCTTTGGGATCTATTATAAGAAAAGTGGAAATGTATTCTCCTGTAAGGTCAGATATAACAGGTGGAAGAACATTAGATTTTCGCGTTCAAACAAACGAGGCAACCCCTACTATCTTAGCTCAAAAGTTAGGTGGGCAGCTTGGGGATGGTTTTTATATAACGCAATCAATGTTTTTCGTATGTGATACTCATGAGAAAAGGAAAATCACTGTAGGAGACTACAATTCCCTTGGGTTAGATAGAAAGCATGGGGATATGTTTATTGTAATTGAGTACAGCTAATCTTTTGAACATTGAAAGGGGTATAAAAGATGAATGAACCAAAAGTTTTGTTGTTCTTTAAAGAGCTAGCAGTATTAATGAGAGAGTATGAAATTGAAAGTATTTCTTCGAAGAATGGTAAAAAAGGAAGCTTAACTCTTAATGAAATTAATCAGTTTGGCTATTTGGATATTATTAATATGGATATAGCAGGGAATATAGACATCCAAAAATTTCAATATTATATGGATGAATACTGTGTTTGAAAATGAATTTAGATAATTAATAAAATAAAGTGTATGCGTTTTTCTATGGAAATAATAGTTCCCTTTTCAAAAATTTGTTGAATTATAGGTATTAAAGAATTATGATAATTTTAGCGTTTGTTTGGAGGGAGCTTTGTGAACTATAAAAAAATTAGTTTGGTATTAATTAGCTTAGTGCCAAATGCTTATGTATTTAAAGCTATGCTAAGTGCGTTGCCTGATTTGACAATTATGTTTTATTTTTTTCTGTATGTCCTAATGGTTTTACAACTATTTAAGGGCAAGAAACTGATTTATAGACCCTTTGATATCTTTGCAATGGTTTGGGTTCTTTACTTAATTGTAAGTTCCTTTTATACGCCATATCAGATTGCAGGTCTATATAAGATAGCTAAATTGGTATTTATGGGATTAGGTTTAATCTATTTCATTAGGTTAAATGTAGAAGATGAAAAGGATTTCGATTTTCTCATAAAATCTTTGTTAGTTTCTTCAGTTGTATTACAACTAATTGTTTCAGTAACATTTATTCAACAAGGAATGCCGTTTGGTCGTTTTGAATTTGAAGGTGTACATCCTATCCCATTAGGTATGGTTGGGGCTGCAACATCTATTATTGCAATGGGTGCTTACACCAGTAAAAAGATGACGTTACCTTACTTTTTACCCCTATATGCCTTGAGCTGGTGGACAGTCCTGCTTAGTTCATCGAAAGGCCCACTGTTATCTGGTGTGCTAGGTATGGTCTTGTTGTTGCCTTTACTGTTAAAACATAAAGGGAAAGCTTTTCTATTCACTATTATTATGGGAACCTGTTATTGGTTATTATCAAAGACTGATCAGTATCAGTTCATGGTAGGTAGGCTTATGGAAAAATCAGAAGGGCCATCATCAATTGCCCGTCTTGGTTTATATAAACAAGCTATCGATTATGGAATGAGTCACCCACTAAAAGGTGCGGGCGTAGGAATATTTCAATACTATTACCCTCATAATATTTTTCTGGAAGTTTTTGCTGAGGGTGGACTGTTTCTAGTGGTTCTTCTCGTAATTGGGGTAGTATGGTTGGGAATTAAGGGCATCGAATATATTGTGAAGAGAAGAAATGATTATTATTTTGCAATTTCATATTCTATTACATTAGCAGCCTTTTTAGTTCTCCTTTTTAGTTTCACATATGTAGACCTGAAATTTTTATGGTTGGGATTAGGCTTAGTGTTAATTAACAATAAGAGAGGATCCTTTGTGGTTGCCCCTAATCTATCAGCTGCTAAAGAAGCAAAAACTAAAAGAAAATTAAGCGTGAAGTTCGGTAAGCGTCGTATTGTATGGTAGTTTTGAAAAGCTAAATTAATGCTTTTAGGTGGTGCGTCACAGAATGTTTTTTATCGGAGCTATAATTGTTTTTGTTATTGGTGTAACAAGACTAGTTCATGCAATTACAAACAACAATCCCAAAAGAGGGACAATTGTTGAGAAGATTGGCTATATAACTCTCATGTTCTTTGTAGTATTTTCCTTTGAATTTTGGGAGACACAGTTATTTTTAAGTATTATCTTTGGAGTGCTATCGTTAATTTTAATAATTTGTGGCATTTATTCTAAAAGAAATAAAGTTTCAATGTGATAAGAATACAGAGGGCTTTGACGAGCCCTCTTATTTTATTTTTGAAATTCTAAGATTACACATCTAAGGAGAAAAAAGTGGCTAATAAAATCAATAAAATATTAATAAATAATATTGCATCATCAAATTTTGTTCCAAATAAATTACGTATTAAAATTTATAATTTTTGTGGCATGAATGTGCAAGCAAAGGCTTTTTGGCCGGGCAGTAATTTTAGTGGAGTAAATCTTAAAGTTGGAAAAGGAACATGGATTAACAGTAAGTGTACTTTTGACAATGATATAGCATCTATAACAATCGGAAAAAATTGTGGCATTGGAATGGAAGTGCTCTTTTGTACTAGTAGCCATGAGATAGGTGACGAAGATAAACGTGGTGGAGAAAACATTAAACTCCCAATAGTAGTGGGTGATGGATGTTGGATAGGGGCGAGAACTACTATCTTGCCTGGAATAGAAATCGGAAAAGGATGCGTAATCGCTGCAGGTGCTGTAGTGACAAAAAATTGCGAGCCAAATGGTCTATACGTTGGGACGCCGGCTAGAAGAATAAAAGAGCTTAATGATGAGAAGAAAATAGGAGGAATAAAATTTGGAACAGAAAGATAAAGACTTAAAAGAACAAGATTTAAAAGATCAAGACTTAAAAAGTAATTATAGTGGTTTTAAAGACATTAAAGCAACTTATACAGGGTATCGATGGCTTGTAGGTGGCTATTCACTTTTAAAACTAGTTGGTTATTTACTCTCTATAGCAGCAGCTTTAATTAAGTTAATTGCTCAATGGATTGATTCGGGAGATATATCCGCTGATGTTATTATTAACCGTTATGTAATATTAGGAGCAATCCTAGTTGCTTTAGGACAACTAGTTGAAGTTATTCATAAATGGATTGTAGAGGCAGAAAAGATTAAGGAAAGCGAAAAAAATAGTATCAAAGAACTTAAGGATACTATAGACGGCAAGGATGACGAGGAAGATTGACTTAATCTAGATTTTGATTATATAAAAATATTTTGATGGAGGGCTAATTTTAGTCCTCTTTTTATTTTATAAAAGGGGTGAGGGAGATGTCACAAACGACGAAGGAGCTCACTATGGATAACATAAACAAAGAAATCGCAGAGATCAAAGGTAAATTGGATACGTATAATACTCGTTTATATCAAGTAGAAAGAGCATCTGACAAGCATGAACAGCAGATTGGCGTAATAAACAAACAATTAAGCAAAATCGAAGATAATACAACGTGGATTAAGCGTGCTATTACAAACGCGATTATTTCAGGGGTTATAACAGGAACAATCGGCTTATGTACAGCAGCATTCTGGTTTATCGTGAAAGGAGTTTAATAAATGAAAAAAGATGTATTCACATTACTGGGTGGTTTCTTAACTGCCCTTTTATTTTTTTTCGGAACAATTGGAGTTAGTTTTGATTGGTTTACTACTGAAAGTATTAATGCCTTTGTCATTGTTGCTTCAGCCTTTGCAGCACTTGCAGTCAATGTGTATGCAGTATGGAAGAATACACACTTTGTTCAAGGACTTAAAGAATGGTTGAGAAAAAGAGAAGCTAAAAAATCAAATGAATAAATCTCAGTCACTCTTCATTGAGTGGCTTTTTTATATGACTAAAATTTGAAAGGAAGATGTATATGTATGCATTCGAAAAGTTACCCCAGTTAGTTGATAAACGAGGTAAGCTAGTTCATAACGGGTGGTATGGAAAACGAAAAAATGGTGTGAATTCCATTACTACACGTGTATGGCATCATTCATTGACCAAATTGTCAGCTGGAGGTTCTAAGATTGACTCTTTTGCCGATTTTCACGTTCGTACAAATGGATGGCCAGAAATTGCTTATCATTTAATTATTGATCCTAAGCATGTTGTGAACGGAAAGGCTACTATTTATTATTGCGTAGATATTTCGAAGAAAACCTATCATGTGGGTAACAGCAATACGATTGGTTTAGGTATTTGTGTTATTGGTGATTATCGTACTGATCAACTTGATACGCCTACTCTTAGATCCATTCAGGAATTACATGCAGCCTTAATTAAAGATGGAATTGGAAAATATGATAAAGCTCACAATGAAATGCCGGGCTACTCATGGAAAGCTTGCTGCGTATACGACTATAAAAAGGCATTTAAAGATACAGCAGTTATTAACCTTCCTGTCAAAGGTCAAGAGCCGGCACCGGTGCCAGGTCTATATACAATTCAAGAAGGAGATACATTCTGGAGCATTGTTTTAAAGGATGGAAAGGAAGGGATTACTGTTGAGGATCTAATTGCTGCTAACCCTGATGTGAAACCGTCTGAATTGAAGGTTGGACAGACGATAAAATTCGGTACAGCTAAGAATAATTACACACCAACGCCAGAAACGTCTAAGAAACCACAATCTGCTTATCAATACCCGTTACCTTCAGGAGTGCTTAAAAAGGGCGCACGAGGCGATTCTGTAAGTCAATTACAAAAAGCGTTAGCTGCTGTGAATTTTTATCCGAACAAAAATGCTAAAAATCAAGGTGTGGATGGCATCTTTGGCGCTGATACTGAAAATGCATTAAGACGTTTTCAAATGGTATATGTTCCTTATCAAGTCGACGGAGTGTATGGTCCAAATACAAAAGAGAAACTGCAAGCTGTATTGAAATCAAAAGGATATTGATTAAAGTCCCTACTCTTAGGAGTGGGGCTTTTTTTATTTATCTATAATATTTCTATTATTATTAAAAAATTGTTGTTTTTTACCTATTTTTGTTATAAATTACTAGTATTGAAGATAAGGGGTGTGAAAAATGACAATTAGGGTAACTGGCAGTAGTTTTAGAGATAATGGTGGTCATGGTATGAATGTAAACGGGAAAGCTGTTCAATTAGATGCATCTGATAATATATTTAAAGGTAATAAGAAAAGTGGGGTAAATTTACGTGTAGGAAACGAAAGCGAAGTTAGTTTAGCAAACAACCAATTTGAAGGGAATCTAGAAGGCGGACTGACTATCGAAGAATACAATGAAAACTTTCATTTAATTGAACAGTTTATTAACGCTAATTTAAAAAAGGCTACTCAAGAAGAAGCAGATAAATTAACGACACTTTTGGATAAGGCTAAGAGTGAGGAACAAATTGAAGCTAAGAAGTCATTAGTTAGCGAAATTTACGATATTGTCAAAAATGGTCTAATAATCTCTAGCATGAGTGTTGGTGTAGAGAAAGCTTTTGATGCGATTTTGGGACTAGCTGGATAATTTATAATATCTAGCACTTTATTCCATATTTTTGTCTGTATTTTGCTTGAATGATTTAAAGCTACTTTTAGTAGATGATCAATGTTCATGAAATTCAAAAGTAGTGTAAGTGGCGGTAAGTTTCTACGTGAATGTATTAATTGTGGGATGAAAAAGAACATCTGAAGCAGAATTGTGGACAGCTGTATTTTACAGGAGTACACTTTATAACGATGGTTATTTTACTATCATCACTTTACTGTTTGACAATGTAATGTTGTCGAGACCCTTTGTTATCTCCCCTGATAGCAAACGATCCCCTTAGCAAATCCTTTTCTGTTTGATGGCAGAAAAGGTAAGACCCCTGCTCATTTGAGTGGGGGCTCTTTTTTATTTTCAACAATCTTTTCGAATAAATCGTATACGGTGCAATCTAATAATTCAGCTAACAATATAGCTTTGTCAACTGGCGGTAAATATTCGCCTTTTCTCCAAGCTAAAAATTGATTTTCTGAAATACCTAATTGTTTTGCGATAAATTTTCTTGATCTACCACTCTTAATAATATAAGCATCGATATTGTTTACCCATTTCATACACGCATCACCAATATATGCATTTCTTCAATTACATAGAAATATCCTGCAATATATTTCTCATGAATTGTTGAGAAGTTTCTCAAATTTAATTGAGAAATTTTTGGAGTACAAGTTTTTATATACAACCCTCACTAATATATTAGTGATATAAGCACTGAAGAGTTAACTGATATATTAGCAAATATATTAATGGATATATTTCAACTAATATATTAATCGTCTATTTAACCCTATCTATTGAGCGATTTCTTTTTTTCTTAATAAGGGATTTCTTCTCACCCTTTTCAATCCATCTTTGCGGCACCCAGAATTTTCAGATTATAAACTTTTCAGACTATTAAAGAGGTGATTAAATGAGTGGTTTATTAATTGTTGGAGCTGTTGGAAGTACAATCATTGTGGCTACAGTAGCCGAGAAAAAGTTATTGAATGTGGGTAAGCATATTGAGTCAGAAATGATCCATGATTTAACTCGTCTCATTCTTAGCTTAGTAACAGTAGGCTCGTTCTTTTGGGTACTATGGCAACTTGTACAAAAGTTCCTATGGGGGATGATGTAATGATTAAAAAATTATATAAGAAATACATTTACAAAGCTCGTTTGAGAAATGCGTTTGTTGTAGCTGATATCGTTTTAACCTTCAAAAAAGGGGACACGACAGTTAAACGTTACCCAGCTATTGCAGCCACACATGAAAAGGATGATTATTTGGAGTATGTTTTTTATCTTCCACAGGGATTAAATCCGAAGAACATGTTAGAAAAAGAATACATCTTCAATCAAACATTTGGTCATTCTTATGATTTAACAGGGGATGGATTAAAGTACAGTCTGAAGATTTTCACTAAGCAGGATGAATCCATTAAGATTTATAATGATACGGAAATAGAAGCTTGTTTAAAAGGTGGGCTACCTATTATAGCCGGTTATGATCATTTTAATAAGTTGATTAGTTATAACATGGTTACTGATCCACATTTACTCATTGCAGGAGAAACAGGTTCAGGTAAATCAGTTATGCTACGTGTAATTCTAACCACTTTGCTTATTCACAAACGAGACATGATTGACTTTTACTTAGCAGACATGAAGCGTACCGAATTTCACCTTTTCCGCAACTGTGAAGGGGTACAGCAAGTTATTACAGATAAAAAGAAGTTAAAAAAGGCTGTATTGGCCATCCACAAAGAATTAGAAATACGTGGTGATCTATTAGATGAACATGGTTTAGAACATATTGACGAATACAATAAAGTAAAAGGCGTTGATAAGAAAAAATACATCTTGCTTTGCATTGATGAAGTAGCTTTATTACGAAAAGAAACAGTAACAATGGATAAAATAGAAGATATCAGCACTCAAGGTCGTGCTCTAGGAATCTTTCTAATTTTATCGATGCAGCGTCCAGATGCCAAAATACTTGATGGGCAATTAAAATCAAATCTGACTGTTCGCTATGCATTCCGTCATGCTGATCTAATCAACTCTAACATCACATTAGGTAGTGGTAATAATGTGGATGCTTCTAAAATTAACAAAGTCGAAAAGGGTAAATTCTATATGAGACATGAAGTTATTAAGCAGCTGCAAGCTCCATATTTATCACTGGAACATGCGAAGGAATTACTGGAACCTATTAAGCATGCACCTGTTGAAGATCCCCATGAAAATGAGTTTGATGTTGAAGTAACAGATTTAACTTTACCAGGGAGTGAAGATGATGAATAACCGAGATAAAGCTATTACAGAAAGCTTAAAAAAGTTCCGTGTCCTAAACAGAGATCAATTGATAAAGCTCCATTTCCTTCAAAATAAAACACCTCATGTAGTGGCAAACAGAGTATTAAAGCGCCTAGTTGATAGTAATCTAATTGAGGTTGATAAAACTACCCGTCCTTACAACTACTTTCCAAGTCCTCGCTCCATCAAAAAAGACTCAACTAAAATACCTCACTTCCGTGCCATAGCAGACTTTTATATAACTTTATGTGCCTATGAAACTCCTACATTGTTTGAAGTAGAATTCAAGCCTTTAGCAAAAGGAGGCATTGAACCAGATGTTTTCATGAAGTGGAAGGGGTATGCCTTCTGTGTAGAAGTACAAAGGTCCATCTACTCTAAAAAACAAATGGAGAACAAAAAGAAACTCTACATGGACTACAAAGACTCGGATGAGTGGAAGCGTCATTCTAAGAAATTTCCGGCCGTTTGGATTTTCACAGATAAATATTATAAAGTGGACTTTGAGAAACTTTATGTTGTTCAAACAAGAGATGTGGACGGCATATTTAAGTACATTACACCTCAAAGGTCTGTAGGTATATCAAAAGCTCTCTAAAAAGTCTTGGTCAAAATAAAGCTTGTCCATAAGGTTATTTACAATACCGTTAAAGTAGCCAAACTTGTTCTGCATTTTCTTATTATCTTTTACCTTCATCACAAACTCTTTAAATGCTCTAATACCAATGTTTAGTTCTTGTTGTGGAGTAAATGCTCTTTCAGAAGTAGCGTAGTTAACTACTCGGTTGCATTGCTTCACAACCTTCCACAATTCTTGAATAGTTTGAGATTCGTTATAGTAACAGCTTGTTAAGTCAGCAAATCGTTCTGGTACCCAATGAGCAATGAAGTTTGCTTTTGAAAAAGATTTAACAACTTTATTTTGTGAAACAGGAACATTGTTACGTTTATTAATAATATTTTGTTTTAAAGAAGGAGTAGTTGTTTTTGTAGGACACTTCTTAGCCTCTAAATGGATATTCTTGTCGGTCATCTCTTCTTTTAACGGTAAAATAACGATAGCATTGGCTGTTTGATTCATGTTAGTATGACGTTTCATTTCATATTGTTTGATCATACCAAGAGCCTCTAATTTTTTCATTAAGCGCTGAATCGTTTTATAAGACACAGCTAGCTTATCCGCAATTGTATTTTTACACATAAAGCTTACACCTATGTATTTGCAGCTGTGACGCTTTAAAAGTTCCAGTAATGATATAAGTCTAGCTTGTACATCTGAACGTTTCACAGCTAATTTGATAGCGTCTTTATATTCTCTAACAGTTTGATTCATTTCTTCCACAGTACTGAATAATGATAACTTTTTGTAGTTACCCACACATGCAATTAATCCAATGCGTTTCTTCATTATGGCCTTTTCTCCTTTTATAAACAGAAAAAGCAACGATTCACCAATGATAGCAAACCGTTGCAAAGAGAACCCATAATGTATTAAAATACAAATGAGGGTACAGCAAGTGTTTGCCTATCTTAGCTAGGCGGACGGTATAAGAGTGTTCGCGCACTTACTTATACACGCTGTGCTTTTTTGTTTTTTCTTTTTTTATTAAGAAGATATTTGAGAAAGATTGTCCTCATTGCCCACCCAATTGCCCACCTAAACTTCAAAAATAATCTGAGGTTAACGGATTATGTTTTTTCTCTTTTTATTTAAAAGCTTGATGTTATACGGTTTTGTTATATTTATCCTCTTAGTTCTAAAGTCATTATAATATTTGATGAATGGTGGAAATGAGAGAAATGCCCATATTAGGTATATCTAATATGGGCATTATTTTGACTTATTTCTTTCATAAAACAAAAAAGAGGCGGAAAAAGTGTAATTTAACAAATTGTTTTCTCATACACACTTTGTTATTCTTACGCACTTTGGTATAATGAAGTGCTTTTAATATTATTGAGGAGGAACATTTTTTATGGCAGTTGAAGTAGGTAGCAAGGTACAAGGTAAAGTAACAGGTATTACTAATTTTGGAGCATTTGTAGAATTACCTGGAGGTCAAACTGGGCTTGTACATATTAGTGAGGTAGCTGACAGCTATGTAAAAGACATTAATGACCATCTTAAAGTTGGTCAAGAGATTGAAGTGAAAGTCGTTAATGAGAAAGACGGAAAAATTGGATTATCGATTAAAAAAGCAATAGATAAACCTGAAAGACCCTCATCTTCTTATTCACAACGCCCGCCACGTCAGGCAAGAAATAATGATAATCGTTCTAAAAGCAACTTCCAACCAAAGGAAAACTTCGAACAAAAAATGGCGCGTTTCTTAAAAGATAGTGAAGATAATTTATCTACACTAAAACGCAGCACTGAATCAAAACGAGGTGGCAGAGGCGGAAGACGCGGATAA